CTATTGGATTTGAAATCTTGTTAAAAGCAGGACCAAACTGGAAAATCACTCGTCATATGTTATCAGCAGTGACAGAAATAAAAAAAGAACTTGAAAAAAGAATAAAAAACTGTTAATATAGTTTTTATGTTAATTGGTTTAGTCGGCCTAATAGGTTCTGGTAAAGATACAGTGGCAAATAGAATGGTCACTCATCATGGATTTGTACGAGATTCGTTTGCAAAATCATTAAAAGATGCTGTATCTAATATTTTTGGATGGGACAGAAAATTATTAGAAGGCAACACAAAAGAATCTCGACTGTGGAGAGAAAAAACTGATAAATTTTGGAGCGAAAAATTTAATAAAGAAATAACACCCAGAGAAATTTTACAATACTTTGGCACCGAAGTATGTAGAGGCAATATGCTAGATACCATATGGGTTGATAGTTGTATGGCCAGATACAAAGGACAATCAACAGTTATATCGGATACCAGATTTATCAACGAAATAAAAACCATCAAAAAAAATGGTGGCAAAATAATACTGATAAAACGGGGAGAACTGCCCTCCAAACAAGAAATGAAATCTAAAGGTATTCATCAATCCGAGTGGGATTGGTTTGACGAATCTTTTGATTATGTGATCGAAAATAACGGAACTTTAGAAGATTTAAACGACAACGTTGATAAAACAATCAATAGTATTTCTCATAGAGTTGGAAGATTCACTATTAAAGAAATAGTAGATGCCACTAATGATCTACTTCGAGATCACCGATAGACCATCCCAATTCTTGGGTACTCTTTAAACGCTGACAATTGGCACATATAGTCTTTAAATTGTACTCAGATACATTATTTAGGTTTCCGTCCACATGATACACATCAAGTTGCTCTTTGACCGATGCCTTAAATCCACATAACTCACACCTTCTTTTTTTAGTGTATCCTGCTAATTGCCACTTGGTAAATTTATCAGTTTTTAAATTCTTTTTTTTACGTATACAACTATCACACTCAGATCTCCAATATATTTTAGTACCTTTTCTGTAGCCGTATGATCTGGGTTTGATATTACAGGTTTTACAAAGTGGACGTTTCATATTGTATATTTACGTTCCCTATATAGGTACCTTTATTTCGTGTAGTTTTAAACGTTTTTAACTAAAAACCAATAAATACATTCAGTTACACTTGCAAGGAGAACAAAATATGGCATTAACATCACCAGGAGTAGAAGTTTCAGTTATAAATGAAAGTTTTTACGTACCAGCAGATGCGGGTACAACTCCACTATTAATAGTAGCGACAGCACAAGACAAATTAAATGGAGCAGGAACTAGTACTGCGGTTGGAACACAAACTGCCAACGCAAACACAGTTTACCTAGTATCGTCACAAAGAGAATTAACAGAAACATTTGGTGATCCAAAATTTTATAGTGATTCATCAGGAAATGCATTAAACGGTTACGAAATAAATGAATACGGATTACAAGCCGCTTATTCATTTTTAGGAGTGGCCAACAGAGCATTTGTATTAAGAGCAAACGTAAATTTATCAGAACTTATCGGTTCTGCAACAGCACCAACATCTAAACCAAACAACGGAACATATTGGTTCGACCTAACATCAAATGTCCCTGGTTTATTTGAGTGGAATAACACAAACTCAACTTTTACAGCAATCTCTCCAATCTACATAACATCAGTTGATGATTTAGTTGGCGGAGTTTCAACAGGTGCACCAAAAACATCAATTGGTACAATCGGTTCTTATGCAATTAATACAACTCATGTAACTAACAAAACTTATTATAAAACATCCGGCAATGCTTGGGTGCAAATTGGATCTAGTGCTTGGAGCACAGCCATTGGTGCGAATGCATCATTTGTACAGTCTCCACACACATCTATTCCACAATGGAAAACAGCAGGTAACATTCCAACTGGTTCTGTTTGGTTTAAGACTACCACTCCAAACTCTGGTGCTGACGTAAGTGTAAAACTTTACAACAGTGCATCAGATTCTTGGTCAGTAGTTGATGCTCCTCTTTATGCAAATAACCACGCGGCGATTTATGGACTTGATCCTATAAATGGCGGAACTGGCATTTCAGCAGGAACACTTTACACACAATACAATGTAGGCGAACAATCAACATTGGGTGCATTTGATGTAACTCCAAAATTACAAGACTTCCAAATTTTTAGATACGAAGGTGGAGCAACAACAATTACTTCTAATAATACAACACCATCATTCACTAGCGGAAACACTTTTGCAATACAAGAATCAAGAAAAGCATCGGGTTCTCTAGCAGGCTGGGACGGTTCAACTGTGGTCAGTTTAGGTGGAACTAGTGCAGACGATTTTGTTGCGGCGGTAAATGGTGCTGGATTAACTAACATTTCAGCAGAAAAACTTTCAACTGGTGCAATCAAAATGACACACGCACTTGGCGGCGAATTTAGAATGTGGCAAATAACAGGAACTGCTCTAGATGATGCAGGTTTTGGTGTTGCTAATGGACACGCATATGGAACATACACAGCAAATTCATCAACACTAGTTGATAATTTATACGATGCTCCGGCAGGTTACACTGAAGATTCAACACAACCAGCAATGGTAGTTGCTTCAAATTGGAAACGTTTATCATATGTTGCATCAACATCGGCTCCGACAAACGAGCCAGCAGATGGTACATTATGGTACAACACAAACTTAGAAGCAGATATCATGGTTCACAACGGAACAACATGGGTTGGCTACTTGGACAGCACGTCTCCATATTACAATGCAGATGCGGCACAACAAACAGATCCAAATGGTCCGATCTTCTCAGCATCAGAACCAACTACACAATCAGATGCGACAGCATTAAAAATTGGTGATATTTGGATTGATACTAGCGACTTAGAAAACTATCCAAGAATTTATAGATATGAATCAACAGCAGACGGAAATGCTTTTGTATTAATTGATAACTCAGATCAAACTACTGGTGATGGTATAGTGTTTGCTGATGCCAGATCAAACACAGCGGCAACTAAATCAGACTCATCATCAACAGGTGGTGCACCATCTGATAGTTCGATCAAAGATCTTTTAAGTGATAACTTCTTAGATCCAGATGCACCAAATCCATCATTATATCCTCAAGGTATCTTATTGTTTAACACAAGAAGATCTGGATACAATGTTAAAGAATACAAAAACAATCATATTACAACTGCAAAATATCCTGGATCAGGATCTTCAGGTAAAGGTAACATCAGATATAACAGCAACGAATCAGTTTCTGGTTATTTCAAAGACAGATGGGTTACTAAATCGACTAACAGTGCCAACGGTTCTGGAACATTTGGAAGAAAAGCAGTTAGAAAAGTAATTACTGAACAAATAAAATCAGAGATTAACACTAACCAAGCAATCAGAGAAGATCAAAGAGGATTCAATGTTATTGCTTGTCCGGGATATCCTGAAGTTATTTCAGAAATGATTAATCTAAATACTGACAGAAATAATACAGCATTTATCGTAGGTGATACTCCGATGAGATTAGCAGGAACATCAACTGCTATTTCAAATTGGGCTAACAACACAGCAGTAGCATCAGATAACGGTGAAGATGGTCTTGTATCAAGTTCGGATTATTTAGGAGTATTTTATCCTTCAGGAAGAACTACATCTAACAATGGATCATCAATCGTTGTACCACCATCTCATATGATTTTGAGAACATTGGCAAATAATGATAATGTTGCGTTTCCATGGTTTGCACCAGCAGGTACAAGACGTGGTATCATCGACAATGCAACAGCAGTAGGATACATTAACTCAGCATCGGGAGAATTTGAAACAATCTCGTTGACAGAATCTGTTAGAGATTCAATGTTTACTGCAAAAATTAATCCAATTACATTCTTTTCAGGAACAGGAATAGTAAACTTTGGTAACTTAACTAAAACATCTAGTTCGTCTGCTTTAGATAGAATTAACGTTTCTAGATTAACAGTTTATCTAAGATCACAACTTGATAAACTTGCCAAACCTTTCATTTTTGAACCAAATGATGAATTGACTAGAAATGAAATTAAAGGATCGATCGAGTCTTTCTTATTAGAATTACTTGGACAAAGAGCACTATACGATTTCTTAGTAGTTTGTGACGAGACTAACAACACAGCAACTAGAATTGATAGAAATGAATTGTATGTGGATATTGCAATTGAACCAGTTAAATCGGTTGAATTTATTTACATACCTTTAAGAATCAAAAACACAGGGGAGATAGCAAACCTAGGTAACTAATCCTCGGTAAATAAAGGAGCAATATGGCAATTTCAACACTTTCAAAATTTACAGTACCATTAGCAAACGACCAGAGTTCGTCAACTCAAGGTTTGTTGATGCCGAAACTTCAATATAGATTTAGAGTAATTCTCGAAAACTTTGGAGTTTCTACACCTAGATCAGAAATTACTAAACAAGTAATGGATGTTACAAGACCAAATTTAACATTTGAAAACACAACACTTGATGTATATAACTCAAAAGTATACATTGCTGGTAAACA